AAAAGGATGGAACGGTGCATCTGACCATCATTCCGGGTAAGGTAAAGACCATCAAACTTTGACGGATATTGAATTGTTTGGGTATGGAGTGGGTAAATTTCAGTATATCACGGGTATTTGATGAGGAGATCAATTAGTGTAAAATAGTTTTTACGCCTTGATGTTATAATCTTTACATAAAAGAAAACAATTCTACCGTTGAAGCTCTTACGTGGGATACCGCTTTCAAGAACATAAACGAACCAAGCGGATGGGCCATGAAAGGGATACATGAAGAAGCCTACCAATAAATCCGGCATCAATTGACATAACAAAATCGGATAACTGAAAAATTATCCGCTTTTAGTTTCTTTATTTCGAAAGAAAGATATATATTTGCAACGCTTTTTCAGAAAAGCACCCGATATTGCAGAAAAAACAGTTGCCGAAATGGCTCAGTTGGTAGAGCAATTCATTCGTAATGAATAGGTCCCGGGTTCGAGTCCCGGTTTCGGCTCAAAGGGGGCATTTTGACCCCTTTTTTTTATTTTACGCCAATAGACTATAAATCAATGTCTTACAAACCTAATCGACTGATCTTCAACGTGTTTAAGTAATCTTACTAATGATTACTGCCGTTACTGTGCATTACTTATCATTACACTGTTGAACTATTTGTGATACTAATTTGTTCCTGGTATCACAGCTGGTATCACACTTGGTATCACATTTACCATAATTAACAAATTATAAACTAAAAAGAAACAGTATGGAAACATGGAAAATCAAGCCGGTATTCGACAGAAAAAAGAAAGCAACACCGGAGAAATCAGCTAAGGTTGAAATTGAAATTAAATTCTCACGTACAGAAAGGAAATGGATCTCAACAGACATTGAACTGTATTCAAACCAATGGGATGGAGAATTTGTGGTACGTCACGCTAAATTCAAACAATTAAATAAAGCAATAACCCAATATGTAAAAAAGTTTGATGATATTATCAAAAATATCAGAAAAGAAGGAAAAGACATCAATCTAAAAAACTTTAATATTTTTTATAACGAAAAACACGTAAAGTCTAAATCGTCATTTTTAGATTTCGCTTATGACGAGTTACAAAGAAGGGATCTTAAATGGTCAACCAAACGAGCGCACCTTATAGCACTGGAAGCTCTAAAACGCTCCGGAGTAATTAAAACATTTGACGATATCACTCCTGAAAATATAGCTTTATTTGACAGGTTTATAAGAAGAGAAGATCCAACAAGAGGACAGACAACAATACATGGATACCATAAGAGAATAAAACCTTATATTAATGAAGCGCTTCGGCTTGGACTTATCGAGGACACACCTTACAGGGTATTCAAAGATAAACATGGTAGATATAAAACAAGACAGCCTCTCACAATGGACGAACTGCAATCTATCCGCAATATAGAGTTGAATGATCGACAATTACAAAAAGTACGTGACCAGTTTATATTTCAATGCTATACCGGCTTATCATGGGTTGACTTATACATGTTTGATTATGACAGATGTACTGTAGAACATAACGGAGTTGCATATATAGACGGAGAACGTATCAAGACCGGAACCAAATTTTACACACCTATACTTACTCCAGCAATGGAAATATTAAAAAAATACGATTATAAATTTACAGTCCCTACTGTACAGTCATTTAACAGAAGCCTTAAAATCATAGCTGAACTTATCGGCTTAAAAAAGCCCTTAACCAGTCACATAGCCCGGCATACATTCGCTACCACTGTTGTTTTAGCAAATGACGTACCTATCGAAACGTTGTCTAAGATGCTAGGGCACACAAAGGTTTCAGTCACACAAGTTTATGCAAAAATTCTAAATAGTTCAGTAGAAAAACATGCGGAAAAATTAAACAGTATTATATAAATCCATCCGTTGTGCTTATGAGTTATCGCTTTTAGTTCATAGGCACAACGATATCACCCTTGCCAACACGACAAGAGGTATCAGCCTGTATATCCACCTCTCTATACGTTCCATCGCATCACAGCAAGTAAACGACAGAAATACCAGTGAGGCACATCATCAGCATGTTCAAGCAATATGTTCAACTTATCTTCTTTCATTTTTAAACATAAAAAAAGCGGTAAAACCGTTGGGAATTACCGCTTTGAAATCTCTATAAAGAATAAATATCCTTGCATTAGGTATACCTACAATCATTGAAGGGTAAACTTGTGGCAAGGACGTAGACTTAAATTGTTGCCAAGAAAGAGGACAAACTACTCATGTCTTCGAACTCTTTTATTTCAGATTCACTTTGTCTGAAAACTCTTTTTGAATTACGACCGTTTGTTACAGCCTCCAACATGGATTTTACAAAATTAGACATGTTTACCAAAGAAACATTCTTATTTTCTTCCATCACATTATATAACTCATCCGTGAAGGAACGAGACACAAATATCACTCCAGAGAAATCTAATATAACGTCCTCTTTAATGCCATCAATGGCAGATCTTATAATATCCGCATTAGCTCTTGAACGGATATCCGTACTAATCAAATCCGCAATTTTTAACATCGTATTCATATATTTATTTTTATCGAGTGTATTTATTATAGTCAAAGTCCAATGGGACCTTAACCGGAATTCTCATTAGAATTATTGTTCCATCCCAATATATAGAATTGGGAAGCTTAACAAATACAGAACCGGAGCTGTCATGCCTATGAAACGCACCTCCGGACAACATGAAAAATGAGCCATGAAGCCCATCAGAAAGCATTTCTTTGGATGAAGATATACCGTATCCTCTATTTTCTGCATTAGGCAAGTTCTTTGTAGACTTCCCCTCATTTGCCAACCTTAACGCTTCGGCATCATTCCCATTAATCTCATCCAAAAATTTTTGGGCCTTTACATAACTTCCCAGCACGGTTATTCCATCGTCAGCCAAGACCAAATCTATACAATCCTCTTTCTTTAAATACTGGGAAAAGATATAACCATGCTTGCCTTGAGAATGTTCGTTCATGTTATCAATCAATTCTCCTAAAAGATATGAAAGAGGAGTAACGATACGATAATCAGCTCCACTTTGTGTCTTTATAATTCTTTGAAGAATGCTTTGTAAATCGTCAATATTACTTTTGTGCAAATCAAACTGACATACTGGCAAATATGTTTTAGAGATATATGGCTCCAAAACCTCTTTCATGTTGGATCCGGCATCCACAAGTAATGGGTTCTCAAAATAAACCAAGTCCAAATAGCCAGTGATACGTATCGGTCTGTTTATGCATATCACATTCTTCTCACACCTTTGCTTATATATAACAAGCGGAGCGAGAAAAAACGGATGAAAAAAAGAAGTGTTACTTAAATCCCAGCATAAATCATTCATGCAACAATTGTCAGTCTGTTGTATGACTTGAAACAGATGATTAAATGCGCTTCCTATTCTTTCATCTCTATCCACGTTTGGTATATGAATCACCTTCTTCATGATGCAAATTAAGTGATAAGTCTACATATTTGCAAATCATATCCCTTATTATTTTTAGCAGTAGTTCCCAAAAGTCAAAGAACGCTTCTGTTCGATTATTATTTTTCCAATCCTTTTCTGCAATGTTCACATAAGAACTTTTTGGCTACAGGGAACATCTTTTGACCGACATATCCACTGAGATATTGCGCTTCCTCTCCATAAGGATCAATCCCGAAAGCCTTGGAGATATGCCGGCACAAATGACCTTTTTCGTGGTCCCACGAATTTTGAAACTCTTCGGGGGTAGAGGTTAGTGAGATAACCATTACTGTCTCTCTTCTACTGTAGTCCGAATAGGTTAGACCGGTATTCATTCTGCCTTCGGTCAGATTGCGATACGCACGCTTGAGGGAATCCCCCCTGCATCCTATACGGTATAGGTCCATAATGATCCGATCCGCCCAATAGGTGTGTACCGCATAATACACTTTGACGTGCCAGTCTCCATATTTCGGTATGTAGAACTCCTGAACAATCATATCACATCCGACCATATTACAGGAATCCCTTTACCTATACAGGTGGCAAAGAACTCGTCAAACGCCCTGCAAGGATCGCCATCAATATCATCAAGGTAGCATTTTATATGCTTGCACAAGTGTGCCTCGTCAACCAATGATTTTTTATAGAAATCCGCTTTCAGCATGTTTGCTACATAAGCAACGTCATAACCCTTGTCGTGCTCGATGGTAATTCCGTTCGCTTTCAGCATATCGTCCACTTCATCTTTGCTCCACGGCTCCAGCTTTTTCTCTTTGCCCGTGGCTTCGTCTTTCACCTTCATTTTTGAAACGGCCCATTCATAAAGTTTCTTGCTGAAATGAAAGCCGTATGCTTCCAGATATTCCCTCATGCCCGATGGAAATCTGCTGTATGTATCCAATCTCTGTTCCATAACCTTTATTTAAAAAGAGGGGCATTCCACCCCTCCACCATTAATAAAACTCACCGTTAGCGCGTCTGCGTCTGCGTTCGCCCATGTCATCCATACGCGGATATTCAGGAAAGTATCCGGGGTATCTGCGTTCATCCATGCCGGATGAGCTTCCACCACCTGAATAACTTCTCCCACCATCACGGAAACCCATCTCTCCGCGCATCTCTCTCATGGCTTTTTCGTAACCTTTGCGGCAGCCTTCCTTGTAGGCTTCCTCCACTTCGTCACCTCTCATACCGAAGCCGCGTCCGTAATCGTCACGCCCTTCTTCTAATATTTCCCACATTCCCATAATCATTTCTTGTTTTTAGATGCTTCAACCACTCCGAGCTGTTCCATTAACTTCTGATTCTGTGCAATGAGGTCAGCCATATTTTTGCTCATTTCCTGCATGTTCTTATCCATATTGGACATTTGCCCTTTCAATGCGGATATTTCCTGATCCTGCTGTTGCTTGGCTGCAAATTCAGGGTTCAGCATGGCAAGCATCTGGTCACATACCCTAAGAAAGTTCTGATGATATTCCACACTTTTTAGGACATCCTCACTTTTCTGCTTCATGGTAAGGACCTCAGTATTCATTTCGTCTCTTGACCCTGTAATCAGCATCCCTGTCTTAATATCATCGGCAATATTGGCATTAGCCGGTATCTCTTGCAAATTGACATTCTGTCCGTTTATATTCACGACAAAATCAATAACCTGTACCGGCTGTGGATAAGGCATGTTGGGAACAGTCTTATATATGGTTTTTATGGGGCTTACATTAACGACCTGCCCACATTCCAAACTTGGATTTGCACCTCTATGAAGAAGATATAATGTACTGTTTACTCGTAAGTTCTGAAACATGATTGTTTAATTTTAAGGAGTGTGGTTATTCCCATTTTGGGAACCACCACAAAACTCCATGTTAATTATTACTTGCTCCGTAAAGAAGCGGTTTCTACTGTAGGAGCCGAAGCCGTTGTCGGTCTGTATCCACCATTAACAAGATACAATTCGTTGGTGTACTTGTTAAAGTGAATTTCATAGATGCCTGTTCCGGCTAAGTTTTCAACAGTCACAGGCTCATTGTTATAAGCCATCAACGGTCTTGTGTCCCCATTAGTCCCTATCAGTATCGGAAGAGTTGCAGTCGTGCCGGCAGGTATAGCTTGTCGGAGACTGATATAGAATCCCCCAACATAATCCCTGTTACGGAATGCGTGGTTAGGAAGTTCCAAAATAACATTCTCCGTGCCGACGGTCACAGCCACCGTAGGAAGAGTGTTGAAATTTGTTCTTCCGATTGATGGGAATAGGGATGGGAATCCTGTAAAAAAGTTAGGCCACATATCTACCTCCTTTCTTACCGGATTAACCCCAGTAGTTGTTGCAACCACATCCACTACGTCCGTATGCAGCATCACCGGCATAGGCTCCAAAAGCAGCAGCTCTGTATGTGTCAAGATTTACGCCAACGATGTTAGGGTATTGTACCGGCACGGTTTGTGGCATGCGGCATTTAATGCCATCGACGTCCGATTGCAGGCTTTGCAATCCGGCTGCCAAAGGAGCAATCTGTTGTCCTACTGCACTCAGGATAGTGGCGTTCTGATTACGCTGGGATATTTCGGCTGTTAAAGTAGCCTTTTCCGCAGTAAGAGATGCGATCTTGTCCTGCAATGCCTGATTTTGGATTGCATCAAGTTTAGCAAGGATAGCATTCGTGTTGGCAGTAGCACCGTCACGCAATGACAATGTGTTTTGGTTAGCAGTGTTGATTAATGCGTTAGTTTGGTTGCACATTGCAAGCTGACTCTCGTATCCTTGTGTGGTTACAAGCTGTTTCATATCGCAGCAACAGCTACAGATCTGAGATGTCAGAGCGTTGTTACCTTGCATAATCGCAGTCAGGATACTGTTGGTGTTCTGACCCATTTGGTTACCGAGACCGCAGATTGCCTGTGATACAGAGTTAATACCGGCAAGGATTTGGTCTGAAGAGGTGTTAACAGCTTGGGCTAATGATGCAATGTCCACACCGTTCCGGTTAAGTGTCTGCATGATCATTTCTCTTCCTTCATCGGCACCCTTATTGTTGTTGCCACCGAATCCAAAGTTTCCGTTACCGAAGATGGCTGCAATCACAATCAATGCAATGATATCCTGAAAACCGCCATTGTTACCAAAGAAACCACCATTGCCGTTACCGTTGCCAAGTAACCCCATCAGATAGCCTGTGTCAATGCCACGGTTTTGCAAAGACGGAAGGATGGAGGCAAGCAGATTATTAGCAGCGCCTCCATTACCTGACGGATCTCCAAAAACATAAGTTCGTTCCATAAGTATTTGTATTTTGTATCCCGGTCAAAATCGACCGTTCACAAAGTACAGAATTAAACTTCTGTTATTCAATTAATTATTTGTTAAGTACTTGTTTATTCTTTGTAAATCATTTGTAATGCTCCACTTACCAATACGATATTTAAAATTATTTTTCAAGCTATTCACACGCTGTTGTGACAATCCTGTAAGACGTACAATTTCTTTTTCTGTTATACCGTTATCTATCAATGTTTTTATCAACAATGATCGTGCGTCCACACATTCCTCTTTATTAGAGCAAAATATTTCATTTTCTTCTAAGTCAGTCACTCTGCATACAATACTAAGCACAGTGCAATACAAGTCTTTAATTCTCATCTTGAAAAAAATTAAGGTTTTAAAGAACAAATACCAATAGAAATTGTTATTAGCGTAGAAAGTCGCTAACAATTCCTGTTGGTATTGTACTCCTTATCAAGGTGAGATGTGATGGAAGGAGAGCGGCTTTCTTTTTTCCTAAGCCGCAAAAGGATCACTTCTATTATATGAGTTTTTCTATTATATGCCACACTTCTACCTGTGGCGGATGATACTTGATGTTGCTATTTCATCTTTTTACCTCCTTTCTGTTGATTACCATATTCTATAACTTATTCCTGCGATAACCGCAGGAGAAAAGCCATCCTTGCCAAATCCATAACCGGCTGTTATTCCCAGACCCCATCTTCTAGGTTTTATCTTAACCGTGTGATAGATATCATTTGTTACTGTCAGTGTTTTAGGGCAAACATAGATACTATCTAGGTTAGGTCTGTAACCACTCACATAAGCGATGTAATCACTATCTCTGTATATCTTCTGCTCAACAGGAAGAACAGTGTCTCCTACATGGATTGTATCACCATCATGCCAACATAGTATTGGAGAAGGAAGATAATACTTTACAGTATCTCTCTTTACAATGATGCTTGTACTGAACGCCGTATCCGTTCTTTCCTCTATAACTGCTTCGGGGGATGGCTTTACAAACCATCCTAAACCGAAAGCGAGTACAATTATTAATATATAAGGAAGCCATTTCATATTATTGTATTTAAATAAGTACCAATAGCAATGCTATCGCTATCGCAATCCATATATAGATCCTTTGTTTCATCCCTCAAATTTTATATCGTTGATACGGTTCATCCAACCACGTTTGAACTTGTTGTTTGCTGGGCGTTTCCGGCATATATCCTCGATAAAATCAAACCGTGCAATCTTGATCTGGTCAAACAGTTCACGCGGATTACGGGAATTAATTGCGGCAAGTGTCTTAGGTCCGACAATGCCATCAGGAATCACGCCAACCAAATCCTGTGGTACTTTAATACCATGTACCCCAGAAGCCCATACAAAATCAACCAATATATTAGCAACTGATTGCGATTTAATCTCGTCAGCTTTCCACCTGTCCCAATACATGGTTTTCAAAATCTCCGTCCATTCCTCTTTTGTGATGTTTTTCAATCTTTCAACCGTAGGCTTGGGATAGCCTTTCTTCCGGCAATACATTTCATAAGTTCCGATGGTCACACCCATATTGGTAGCTCCTCCTAAATCGTCAGGGTCATCAATAAAACCGCCTTCCCACTTTAGGATAAACGGTGCAAGTTTTTTCACATCAGCCATTTTTCTTTCCCTCCTTTTCTTTTTCACTATCAAACAATATCTGAGCCATGATTTTGGCGATATCATCCTTGTTCTCGATGATTACACTCATTGTCTTCTCTGCTTTGCGTAACTCTGCTTTTTCCCACGATTTTTCGCGTACCGATTTAAACTCACAGAAAATACAGTAACCCGTCCAGATCATTGAAAAAACAGGGAAGGGGATAACCACGCAGCATAACAGGTCAATGAAGCACAATTCTATGAACGGGGTGAAATACTTCTTCGCTTTGACGGCTGTTTTCTTATACCCCGTGGAGGTCCTTGCCTCTCCCCGTTGCTTGGCTTTCATTACTCCCGTGATAAGGTCCACTAACATAGCCCCCATTGTAGCCGCAATACACAAGGCTATAAGCACAATGTGTATCATCATGTGCTCGTTGATAAAATTGTAGATTACATCTCTCATTGGAAGTAAGTTTTGAACACATTAATATGATAGATATTCACCTGTCCATAGTTGGCATCAAATATCTTCTTGATCTCGTAACCTAATCCATAAGATAACGCTTTCATTCTTCGCCAGTTGATGGAACGCCAGTTCATATTATGCTCATTTGCCCAACGCTTGATACTGTACCATTCTTTGGATTCATCAAGTTGCTCGGTCTTCTGTTCTATTTGTTTCTGTTGCTCCTCAATCTTCATTTGCTGTTGGGCAGCTAGCATAAGAGCCTCTCCAAAAGATTGAGGGACGTTATACTGAGAATGAAGCGAGTAACTACCTGTATTTACCACCGAAGGAACAATCTCATCAAATATCCAACTCTCAAACTCGTCAGCTTTCGGCATCTGACTTTTGGTTATCAAGCGATAGATGTTGCCTTCGCTAATAAACTTCATTGATTTCATTTGTATAGCTGGCGTACCATCTGCTTTTAATCCTGTTTGTACCCCTACTTCCCGAATCGTTATGGAGGCTGGTTTACAGTGATCTATAATTGCTTTTGATGGGTTTGAATACTGTAGAGAAGTGGCAATATCCATTCCGCAAAACCAACTTTTACCTTTTTCAACATACATACGAACTTTGCCAAATAGTGGATGTTCGTAAACCATAATTTTACTCATTTCAAGAGCAGACGAAACTTTTTCTACAACTAGCATATTACTCCTTATTATATATTTAATAAACATGTCCTGCACTTTTGCATCACATTAATTATCAACGTTTTTAATTACTTTTGTATGACAAAAAAAGAGCCTGCCACGGAAACTAATCCGCAACAAGCTCTTGGCTTTATCAAATATGTAGTATGTCCTTTCGTCATAATCAATGTGGCGTGCATCTTCACACGCTTCCACAAAGATAAATATTGCTTCTCTCTTTAGCAAATAAGAACACAAAAAAAGCACAGCAGCCGTTCAATCCACGCCCTACTCTCTATCCCATTTTCCCAAGAAAACAATAGCGAAGATATCAAACAGGTTGTATCCACATGGGAAAAAGGTTAATAAATATATGTTGTATAATCTGTTATTTTAATTTAGATTAAACAAAAATAATATTTAAATTGTTTGTTAATAAATAAATTAATTTGTTCCTTTGTAGCAGGCAATAGCCTTCATGGTGTGAAGTTACACCATACCCACTTTTAGAACGTGATCACTGTGGAGGCAATTGCTGTATTATAACGGCGGTTGCCTTTATTGTTGAACAATGAAACATTGGTTTAAGATACCTTCTTTAAAGAAGTCGAATAAGGATATGTATAGTGATGCTACTTATCATGGTAAAGATGATGGTGGTAATTTTATTTATGTTCCTAAATGGGTGGAAAATCTGTTTTTTGGCAATAGAGGGAATATAGATTTTGACATGTCGACCGTTGAAGGGAAATCAAGAGCCTTACATGAATGTTGGCCGTTTGCAATGGTTCTAGATCATTGCGGAAGAATGATGCAGAATGGGCGGTATTATGTGACGGATATTAACGGAAACGAGAAGAGGAGTTTCAAAGACATTGTGGCTCTTCTGAATCGTCCGAATGTGATACAGAGTGGGCGTTCTTTCATAAAGCAGGTTGAGATATCTTTGAAGTGTTTTGGATTTTGCCCTGTCTATACACTAAGAGCTTTAAAGTCTGATCTCCCTAAATCCATGATGGTAATACCTCCCGAATTATTCTACATGGAATCATTCGGTAACGGCCCGTTTACTCAAACAGAGCTTTCTTCGATTGCTAGTAAGGTATATATACGTTGGGGAAATAAGAATATAGAACTTGGTGATGAGGAGTATTTTGTCATATACGATTCGATAATGGATATTCCAAGTAATAATGGAGGGCAAATTACCTTCCACTCCCCTGTGGACGCATTATCTACTCATACTCGAAACTATATGGCTCAACTGATAGGGAGAGGAAACCTTATTGTTAATGGAGGACCAAAAGGGATACTATACGGAAATGATACGACTGACGTAGGGAATGCAGCTATTACTCCGTCTGAATCCAAAAAATTGCAGGATGATTTCAAAAGGAAATATGGTATAGTGCATAAGTTGTATGAAATCATGGTGACTCCTAAGAAACTAGGGTGGATTACATTGGGGTCGAATACAGACCAATTGAAGCTTCATGAGGAGGATAAGGCGTGTTTGGAAGCGATAGCTCAGACGATAGGCTTTGACCCCAATCTGATTATACAAGGAAGTACTTATGATAACTCTTCTCAGGCAAAGAAAGCGGCATATCAGGATCTTATTATTCCTGACAGTGAATGTATAACAGAGGCTTTGACTAATGCTATATGTAAGGACAGAGCAATAATCAAAATGGACTTTACTCATGTCCCTTGCCTTCAAAAGGATATGAAAGAATTGGCGGATGCCTTGTCTACAGCCTCTAATGCTGTAGCTTCATTGTATAACAATCGGCTGATTACTTTTGAAGAAGCAAGAACCGAAATGTCCAATTTTACAGATATTGATCCTGATAACCCTAAGGGAGAATTTAAAAGTGAAATAAATAATGATGGAGACAAGCAAATACAAGAACAGGTTGGGGAAGCAGTATAAATCCTTAGCTTTTTATGCAAAGGAGATACAATATGATTCTGTCAGTAGGACTATCAGTGGTTATGCTGCGGTTTTCAATAACATTGATAAATCCGGTGATATGCTCCTGAAAGGTTGTTTTTCAAAAAGCATACAGGAGAGAGGTCCAGGAAGTTCTGCTAATGATAAGATTATCATGCTATGGATGCATGACATGCATGAGCCAATAGGACGCATTACGCTTCTGCAAGAAGATGAGAAAGGGCTTTACTTTGAAGCGTATATTGATGATGTGGAAAGAGGAAATCAAGCGTTGAAACAGCTTGAAAGTGGAACTTTGAACCAGTTCTCTATAGGTTATAGTTATGTATGGGAAAAATGTGAATATGACAGGGAACGTGATTGCTTGGTTGTAAAGGAAGTCATTCTGTATGAGATATCCGTAGTGTCCATAGGATGTAACGGGGAAACTGAATATCTTGGTCTGAAATCGGCGGAAGAATATGAAAGTGCGTTGGAGTCACTTCCGGTTGAAATAAGTGATGTATGTAAAGGACTTCCGATAAGAAAGAGGGAGGAAATCCAAATGTTAGTAAGAAAAGCGATGTCACTCGCTCGATACAAGCCGGCAGACAAGCCACTTGATGAAGAGGGAGCCGATGAAAAAATAAAACTATTTACAAAACCTTTAAAACTTAAAGAAGCATGAAATTTGACTTTTTAAGCAAAATTGATTTGTCGGTAATGGATGAGGTTTCCGTGAAGTCATTACAGGCGTTGCAGGACGCAATAAACGCTACTGTAGGCGATTTCATGGACGATACTATCGACAAAAAAACTTTTGAGGATAAATTAAATGAGGTCTCTCAAAAGATAGATTCCGAAAAGGAATTGGAAACAGTGCGTAAGGAACTTGGTGAGATGAAAGAGATAATCGTTCGCATGAAAGGTGCAATGCATAAGAATGAAGACGGGCAAATGGTGTTCAAGTCTGTAGATCAGCAGATTGAAGAGCAATTGAAGGATTTCATCACAGTAGGCAAGCATGGAGAGAAAACTGTGGACTTGAAAACGGCTTGTAAGCAGTCTATAGGATTTAAGAAAAACCTTACGATTGTTGTCAACAGAAAAAATGTATCTCCTGTGACAAGTACAAATGTGGCACCACATTATAATATGACTATTGATAATCAATTGTCTGTTGAACCACGCTCTCAGACTGTAATCCGTAATTTTGCGAATGTGGCAGCAATATCTACACGATCATTGACTTATGCGGAGTTCAATCCGGGTGAAGAAGAAGCCGAATGGGTTCCAGAAGGCGGTCTTAAGCCTATGATGAGCGGTACATTAGCAGAAGTTACTATCAATGCCGGTAAGGTGGCTCTTGGAACAAAGACATCCGAAGAAACATTATCTGATTTGCCCCAGTTGGTTGCGGAGGTTAGGGCTGAGATTATCAATCGTATTGGTTTGAAAGAAGAAGAAGGTATTCTGTCTGGTACTGGTTCCGGCGGTCAGATTAAAGGGATTGGGAGTGATATACCTACATTCTCTTTGACAGCTCTGAAAGTAGATAAGCCCAACACTTATGATGTTATTGTTGGTATGTATACACAGATTGTGTCAATGTCCAATATGGCTTATCGTCCAAATCTTGTGCTTATGCATCCTCTTGACTATGCGCAGATGCAGTTGACTAAGGATGTTAATGGGCAATATCTTCGTCCTTTCCGTATTGGCGATGAACTGATTCAAGGTCTGAGAGTGGAAACCAGCACAGCAATCAAGCAAGGTGATATTTGGGTTGGCGATTTTAACTATCTTAACATCCGTGATGTATGGGTTCTTACCATTACACTTGGATGGGAAAATGATGATTTCACTAAAAATATGGTGACTATCCTTGGTGAAAAACGTCTTATGGCGTATATTAAAAAGCAATATAAAACTGCATTTGTCAAGGATAAGATTGCGACCGTTATTGAAGCTATAACCCCTGCCGGTATTGGCGGATAAATTTATTAAACATTATGAAAGTAAATTTGACTAAAACTTATGAGGTTGAGTTCGCAAAGGACGGGGCCGTTTATAAAAAAGGTGATAAAGTAAGTGTTAATATGTTACTTGCAGGTAAGTTCTTCCAAGATGGACGTGTTGCCACTGTTCCTTCGGAATTGATGGAGGACGCTAAGAAAATCGGTGCTGAAGATTTGTTCAATAAAAAGAAGAACCTCAAAGATATTGTGTAATGTTGGTGGATTATACTTTTTTCCAAGGTGGTATTCTTGATATCGAAGGTGCAGTATTGAATATACATACTCCTTCTGAGACTAATAAGGCAATTGTTGACAGCCTTCAAGGCTTTGTAATGCAATATGAGCCGGAATATTTAGAGAAGCTCCTAGGGGAAAAGTTGTATAAGGAATTCTCATCCTATATTTCCAACGATGGAAAAACGAAGGAAAAAAGATGGGATGATCTTATAGCGCATCTTGTCATGAAATATAGTGATGGCGATAGGGAGATTTCCAAATCCCCCATCGCCAACTATATATACTTCCATTACTTGAGACATAATCACACTCAGGCGACTATTACAGGAGTGAAGGCTGATGGAGATGATGGTCGTCTTGTAAGTCCCGAAAGGAAAATGATGTTTGCATGGAACGACATGGTAAGAATGAATATCAGACTTGTGAGATGGCTTCAAGGCAATAATGCGGACTATCCGGATATCGCCACCGATTTCGAATTGATGGAAACAATTAATTCCTTTGGGTTATGATAATTGATATAATATCAGATGTATGTGCTTCCTTGTCAAAAAGAATGGATCAACAGATAAATTACATATATGGTGACAGTTCTTATATAAGGGAAACACTTCTTCTTCTTGGGAAAAGCAGGGTGACAGCATCGGGAAAATTCCCAATGATAGGGCTGTATGTTCCCTTAGACGAGGAAAGGGATAGTGAGAATTATTTTTGTAAGGCATCTGTAAACATAATAATCGCTACCAATACACTGGAAAAGTATACAAATGAACAACGTCGTGAGATATCTTTTGAAGGTATTCTTCGACCTTTGTATTACGGATTCATAGAAGAGTTAAAAAAATGTGATAAATTTGATTTCGGTTACTCCGGTATTGTAAGCCATACATATTCAGAAAATTATAGTTTTGGAAGACGTGGCGCTGTTGATGTTGACGGTAAGGAAGTTGGCGAAAAGATAGATGCTATTGAAATAAAGAATTTGGATTTAACAGTTAAAAATCAGAATTGTTATGCGAACAGATATTAGAGAGTGCGGCAGCACGTCCGGATTTAATACTGGAATGAGTTACTGCCCCCTGCAACCGGACAAGGTCGCAGGTGTTATATTGGTCATTCATGGCAAAAAACTGCCCAAAGAATTGACTGCTGAGGCTTTGGAGGAAGCCTGTCATGCTGATTATCCGGACAGAATTTATCCTATTACAGGATTTTCGGAATACGCGGTAAGCGGCGGTGAACCCAATACAACAGAAAATGGTTATGCCGGGTCGGAAATAACGGGCTATTCGGCAAGGACGGATACATTCACGTTGCGTAAGTTTAATCTAGCTTTACAAGCTAATCTTGTAGCCAACAAGGATACATTGTTTGATATGTATGTTTTTGACAAGAATAATGTAATCTACGGAGAAGATGACGGGACAGATGAACTTGCGGGTTTTGCATTATCTGGTGTTTACCCTACAGGACAGGCTTATGATTCAAGCGGTCAGAAGGCTTATCTTGCGTTTAATGCGATGTATTCCGATACCGAGAAGATGATGAAAAACATGTCTGTAAAGCAAGCGGGTGTCAATTTGGAAAATGTTCTCAAGGGATTGAATTACGTTGAGTTTGTCAAAATGACATCTCCTGAAAATACATATAAGCTCGTGGATCATTATGACCGCACGGATCTTACTGCATATTATGGATCTATATTGTCTGAGAAGGCTTCAACGGTCGTTTCTGGTGCATCAGCACTGGAATACAGTAACGGTGTGCTTACAGCGACAGGAGGTGTGCCGGTGCTTAAATCTCCTTCTATTTTACAGGCTAATGGGGTCATTGGAATTGAACAATGGGTACAATGAGAATTAATGGAGTCACATTTATAGAGTCCGAGGTGGTCAAACTTTCATTGGATGAGTTTGTCGCTCAGAATATAGATGTATTCTGGAAGGACATTTCTAGAGAAAGGCGGAAATCAAGGCTGGTTTCCGTATATAATAGAATTATCAATAACAGTAATTTAGGAGGCGGGGGAGATTGATCCCCCGTTTTGCTATGACATTGGAGGAATACGCGAGATGTTGGAAGAAATTGGCTGATGGCATTCAGCCAATGATAAGGGATAAGATGGAAAGGGATGTTCCTCAGTTTGAGGAATATATACGAGAACAGCTATATAGTGGTGTTGATGGCGATGAAAGTCCTTTAATTCCCGGATATACAGAGGACCCATACTTTAAAAAAACTTATGGAGAGCATTGGAAGAAAAACGCCGAACGCTATAAAAATTGGAAGACAAAGATACAGAAACCGAAACCTTCATATCTGGGTTTTTCTGCAAGAGGGAACAATACTCCAAACCTTATCATACGTGGAGATTTTTATAGTTCCATCACGGCAATACCAATATCAAATGGTATAAGGATTGCCAGCTATGGCGTTTCTTTTGGTTCTGATATTGAGAAGAAATATGGTTATAAAATTTTCAAGGTAAGCTCCAAAGCAAGGAGGCATTATGTTACGTACAGGCTTATGCCCTCTATTGAGAAATTTATAAGGAGGTGCGAATTATGAAAAACTGCTTGTGCCAAGGGAATAAGTCAATGAGGGAGATGGAACATATGCGTTCAATCGCAGAGAAGGCTGCTGTTATGGATGAATGTGTTTATATATTATACAAGGTTGGAGATGTGTATAAATTCTGTCGTGAAGGTGAAAACTGGTCAGGCGAGTTTATTGAATTCATATTTCCGTGAAATGGTTATTTTTATCATTCTATTATTTGGCGTTTGCCGTATTATTTATTAATTTAGCGACAGCGATAGATAGAGGTCTCGCATAGAAAGATATTATATATTCATTAAGAGTAATGGATATGATGCGGTGGCCGACTCCTCTATATCGGTTGCCGCATTTTTTATATCCCGTATTAAGATGTACGGAACATCTTGTGAACGAAAAGACATGAAAACGAACCAAATCATGATTCGCCCAATGGGTGATTTTAAAGTAATTCAGAGAACTAAAGATGCGTTTTTCAACGCTACAAATTTATTGAAACAGTGGAATCAATTAAAAGGTATGAAGAAGGAAGTTAATGACTACTTCGGTTTATCTTCCACTAAAGAGTTCATTTACACTATAATGGAAAGAGAAAATTATGATATGGGTAATTACCCCTATCATAAATCAAGGGCAAATAAAGGGGATAATGCGGGTACATGGATGCATCCATTACTTTTTATTGATTTTGCAATGTGGATAAATCCGTCTTTTAAATATGATGTTCTCAAATTTGTATATGATGAAATGATAAAATTCCGTAATCTTGCTGGCGATGCATACCCATCCATGTGCAAAGCGGTCAGTTCTATTTTGCCGGATGACCTATTTAAACAAAAGGTTAAAGATTTGGCAAAATCTCTCAATATCATAGTCTATGGTAAACATGAATCAGAAATGCGTAATAAAATTGGTGATGAAGCTAAAATACGAGAATTATATGAGTTAGAATTACAGATAGCTCAGTGGATAGATCTAGGCTTCATTAAAGACTATAACAGCCTTAAATCTACATTGACTAAGTTGTATTACCGGAAATATCCTAATGTTCTCCCAATGTAAATATTGATTTTCCTCAAATGTCTTGTGCGAAAAGATATTTATTTTTTAATTGAAAAACAAAACTATCATTTATGTTATAATTTAGATTTTGTCTAAATTGTAGTATAAAAATACCATATCATTAATTACTGTGCGTTACTCTGCATTACTGTACATTACGGTCTATTTTAGATTGTTTTGTGCTGATTTATAATGTGTTGTATAATGTAAAAACATCATTTACCTTTGTACCCGTTGCAAGTAGAGAGGCAACAGACACATGATTAAACAATCGCTCAAACGTGAGCCTTCTTTATATTTGGAAATCCGTTGCCTCTCTACTTTAGCAACGGATTTTTTCTTTCCTATAAGTCAGATTAAATCCACAATCGGTTCTATCAGTGCCCACCGAGCGGAACTTTGGATTAAACCAATGACAGCCGTGAGATAAAAAGGCTCTTCTGTTTTATACTGTATGTCTTTTATTGGCAAGACCTGCTCTGTTCCCATCACCTAACAACAGGCGCCCAAGCGTTGTATTACGATAACCAATAAGAGATGAAGCAAAGATGTTGGAGAAGCATCCAGTATTAAAGCAACAAAATGAATAATTGAAGTTTAACAATGTTCATCCGCCTCCTAATAATTATCTTGGGAGAAAGGGTGAGGTATAAAATTAACCAATATGACAGAACTCGTATTCAAAGGTCAGAATGACCAAGTTTTAACTAACAGCCTATTGGTGGCTGAAAAGTTTGGAAAAGAACATAAGCATGTCTTAGATGCTATAAGAGAGCTTATACAGGGGTGTGCCGAAACTTCGGCTGACCCTATGTTTGTTGAAGCTATAACGAATAATAAGAGCGAACTTTAATATTATTATATGGATAATTCGATTAAGATATTTAAGAATGATGTATTTGGCGAAGTACGAGTAGCTGGAACAAGTGAAGAACCGCTTTTCTGCTTAGCTGATGTTTGCAATGCAGTTGAGTTGAGTAATCCTTCATCAGTAAAAACAAGATTAAACGATGAAGATTTGCAACTGCTTGATTTACACGCCCTAAATCCTGATTTATACGTGAATGGGAATTCATTTGCTACGTTTATAACAGAATCAGCCTTCTATGACGTTCTTCTTTTTAGTTCTAGCAAGAAAGTAAAACCCTATAGAAGATGGGTTACACATGAAATATTGCCCTCCATTCGTAAGTACGGTGCGTATATGACGTCCGATACTATAGAAAAGGCTCTTACATCTCCCGACTTTCTGATTCAACTTGCTACTACTCTGAAAGAAGAAAAACAGAAACGGATTGAAGCAGAAAAGAAGGTGGAAGAACAAGCCCCAAAAGTTCTGTTTGCTGATGCTGTAATAGGAAGTCGTTCTTCATGTCTTATAGGTGAACTGGCTAAGATAATATCTCAAAATGGATTCCATGTTGGGCAGAACAGACTGTTTGAGTGGCTTCGCAATAATCATTATTTAGGGAGTGTTGGTGAACGTAGAAATATACCTAATCAGCAATATGTTGAACAAGGTCTGTTTGAATTGAAGAAAGGCACACGATCCGGCAATGATGGAGTGTTGCGTACTACTATAACAACCAAAGTTACCGGGAAAGGCCAAGCCTACTTCATAAACGGTTTCCTGACTGGTAAGTTCATCATTTAACCGATTGTATCACTAAATCAAAGAACGAATTATGAAAAATATATTTTCATTATTTGTTTGTTTGAAAAATTGTTGTACCTTTGCAGTGCGACAGTTTTATTATCATATTCGGATTGGGGATTTTTTATGCCCAATATTGAAGTATTGCTTAAAATATAAGCAGAGGTTTCTCCGTACATATTCGCCCCAAAGCCGATATGGAACTGTCGCAAGTTGGAGAAATTCTCTGCTTTCTTTATTTATTAACTTTTAATTTTCATTATTATGCGACAGTTGAATGAAAATCAAATCTTCCAATACAACGGAAGTCCTATCACCTTTCAGAAAGGCGATAGTGTAATGGTAAATGCAACACAGATGGCTAAATCTTTCGGCAAAGAGCCTAAATTTTGGCTAATGAACCAATCTACAACAGATTATCTAAATGAACTATCCAAAGTAAGAAATCTAACTTTGACTGATTTAGTGCAGGTTACGAAAGGAGGTAATAATCCCGGTACTTGGATGCACGAAGATGTAGCCTTAGAGTTTTTATCCACATTATCAGCCGTTAGGATAATTCCCCTAACGGGTTTGGTAGATAAAGCCTTCAAAAAAATATTGTTTTCGTTTGGTAGTATGGAAAGTTTGCGTAACTTTGTACCGTTCACAGATGACGATTGCATTCGTTACGTTAAGCAAGCGGTTAAGTTGCCATATCATACATGTTTTTTTTATGCCCTTATTGGATATTGGCGGTTGCCTTTACGTAAGATTATAGTATTTGCTCTCGTAGCGAATGCGCCATCTGTGAACAGCGTAAAGTGCAACCGCTTTCTTTTTGATAAAGTTGCCACATATAATTTCTTATAATCTTAAATGTTCACAGATTATGGCAGAATTAGTATTTCAAAACAGCAACGGCAACGATGTGACTACTTCGTTACTTGTTGCGGAAGTGTTCGGGAAAGAACATAGTAAAGTAGTCAGAGACATTGAAAGTCTTTCATGCTCAGCGAGTTTTAATGCCGCCAATTTTGGCGTTATTACCTACATCGATAGTAGAAATCGAGAACAGACCGCTTATGAAATGACAAAGGACGGTTTTAGTTTCCTTGTCATGGGCTACACTGGGGCAAAAGCCGGAGAGTTTAAGGAAAGATTCATCAATGAGTTCAACAGACGGGAAGCCCTACTAAAGGATGATGATTACATCTTGATGCGCTCCCAGCAGATTCTACAGAAACGTATAGAGATTGCGGAGGAAAAGATTAAGTGTCTTGAACAGCAAAATTCCAAGCTCCAGCCGAAAGCCGACTTTGCCGACAAAGCCTTTGCGATGGAAGGCAAATGTGATATAGGACAGGCTGCCAAGATACTCGGCTTACCATTCGGACGAAATACCTTGTTCAAGAAGCTTCGTGAAGCAGGAGTATTCTTTGCTAACAGGAATGAGCCGAAACAGAAATATATTGATGCAGGCTACTTTGAGATGAAAGAAAAGCCTATCCCAAGAGAGAATCATCCGGGCTTTGTCGTGATGGTTGTGCTATGCACACAGAAAGGGCTTGCATACATCAATTACCTGTTTGGTGGCAAACGTTCTGACGGAAAATTGATGAAAATAGCCTAATTTAAATCTTACATATTAATCAAGTCTTTCCCACCTTATTTTACGAGGTGGGCAGACTCTTTACATCCATAACAGTTGCGATTCGCAACACGAATAAAAAGACTATGAAAACAATAGATAAACTTGAAATTATACTTCAAAAAATGGAAGAACAAAATAATAGACTTGAACGGATATACGGCAAGCATCTCAAACTGATTGTATGCACTGGGAAAAGAAGTGAGAAGGTGAAATTTAAACATGAAGATTGAAATGCTATGTTTATAATTTATTTAGACAGTATTCTAAATTGTAAACAAATATGTCGTAATGTTTTGATTTGATTTTAAAAGTATATTACTTTGCTGAAAATAACCAAATTATTATAACTATATGAAAAAAGTATTTACTATTTTATCACTAATCCTTCCATTGTTGTTTTCCTGCTCATCAGACGAAGATAATCAGTATGTGGAATTTGATAAATCCGAGTTGGAAGTAGGTCCAGAATCTAATGGATATGTCATAGATATTACCGCTAATTGTCACTATGAAATTCTTTCTGATGGTGTAGACTGGATTAATATAGCACCACCTAGTGATTCCCCTTCCGAACTGACATATATACGTTTGACCATAAAGGAAAATACAACCTATTCTGACAGGTATACAGTTATAACAGCTGTAAGTCAAGATGGTTCTTCCATATCAAAAGTAAAGATCACCCAGAAAGAAAATAAAGGGATAATATCCGAAAACGAATGTGGCGAGTTTGACGGTGAAAAGCAGAATATAACAGTAGATATAAAGACGAATATAGATAATCCTTCCATAGATACCCCTGAATGGATAACTATCGCATCAAAAGGACGAGCTTTGTCTGACAGATCATACCAGTTTATGTTATCCAAGAATGAAACTGGATCAGAAAGAGTAGGAAAGATTGTATTCAGTGGAGAAGGTAAGTATTTTGAATATACAGTAAAGCAAAAGTCAATCCGGATTCTTCCTTCAAAAATCACATTTAAAGAAGGAGAAAGCATTGTACTTGATAGTAATTCTGACTTTATCATGACTCCTGTATTCTCTCCTGTAGAATGTACAGAAAAAGATCTTGAATGGACCTCTAGCAATACGAATGTAGTCACCGTATCAAATGGAGTGCTGAAAGTTGTTGGAAACGGAGAGGCAAAGGTTGTAGCGAAGAGCAAACTTGCAAATGTAAGTGCGTCAATTAACGTTACAGTGAAGATTGAAGCGAGACAAATCATGCTTATGGATGGTACAGCTCAAATGTCATCTGAAACAAATTGGACATTTGGATATAAGACAAAGATAAAATTTGGTTCTATCCCGGAAAACGCATATTTAGGAGATGTTTTCATAACCTCAAGCAACGAAAGCGTTGTGTCTATTGTTGATGGATATTTGATCGCAAATTCCAATGAAGGCACAAGTAGAATAGATATATATGACCGGTACAGCTTGTTGCACACTATTGTGAATATAACTGTAAAAAGATGCATAACTCAAGGGGGATTTAAGCTTATAAATCAGAATTCAGATGCTCTTATGATGTCTTTTGCTGGAACTATTCAAAATAGCAAAGGGGTTGAGGTATTAGGGGCTAGTCTTGTCGATAGCAGTAATCGCGTATTGGCTTTAGCTGATAATATAGGCACTCCATCCGACATAGTTCAATTCTCCACTAAAATAATAAACATGACTTCTTTGTTCGGTATTTATGTGATACATGAGTACGATTTCCCGAAATTAAGATTCCTTGTTTCTTATAGATTCGGATCTGATCCTAAAATATATCAAGAATATATAGATATAGATCCGTTCAAACAAATTGGATGGTAAGTTCTTATGGGGAGAAGTTTTTGCTTCTCCCTTTTTTATTTCCTCACCTTCATAATATCAATAAAATCACTATCTTTGCTCTTAGAAGGTGCATGAAGTCATGCACTACCCAAAACTTACGAAAAGACCATGGCAGGAGCAGAATTTAAAATTACTGATGCGATTGATCCTAACATCGTTAAGAAGTTAAATGAGATAAGGATTAATATTCAAACCACATCTTCCGAATATGCGAATTTCACAAAACAATTAAGTGATGGTATAAATTTTAAGCCGGGTAATCTAAGAGAATACCAGTCTAAAGTTGACAGTTATAATGCTACAATTACCAAATTATATGCTTCTCAAAATAGGTTGTCTGAATTACAGGCTAGTCAATTAAAGTTATTGACCGATATTTCCCGTAAGATAGAGCTTCTTACCAAGCCATTGAATACATTGGCAGACAAGATAACGGAAGTAAAAGTAAATTTGAGAGGTGCTTCCGAAGATCTGAAAAACGTGTCACAAGATGCGGAAAATGCTTCTGTTTCATTTCAAGAAGCATCTAAGAAAATATCCATGACTGCTGCTGATTTTGATTCAATCCGTCAGACGGTAAAGGCTTTTGATACACAAGCCTCCGAATTGAACAGTAGGTTAAGTGATAACAAAGAAACAATTTCAGCCTTAAGAACATCTCTGAGGGAATTATCAAAGGAGTATAAGAAAGGTGCTATCAGCGAAGAGGAATACAAGTCCAAAAGAGATGCTACGGTATCCCAGTTACGCATGCTGACAGAGCAGAATAAACAGTATTCGGCGATATTGAGAAATCATACGCAGGTAGCGATTGCCACAGCAGGAAGCTATAACGAGATGAAGGCTTCAATGCTTCAGTTGGAAAAGGAATATTATAACCTTTCACAAGCTGCACGCGAGGGAGCAAAAGGTATGGATATCTTGAACAATATCGGCAAGTTGAATCAACAATTAAAGGATATAGATGCACAGATGGGCAATTACCAACGTAATGTGGGTAATTATGCTTCGGGTTGGAATGGTCTTAATGTTTCCATACAACAGATTGCGAGAGAACTTCCGGCTTTGTCTGTTAGTGCCAATACTTTCTTTCTTGCCATATCCAATAACCTTCCTATATTTATTGATGAGTTAAAGAAAGCAAGGGTGGAATATGAACTTCTTAAGAAATCGGGACAGACTGCTACACCTGTATTTAAACAGGTATTGAGTTCCCTTCTTAGTTGGCAGACGGCTTTAGTTGTTGGGATAACTCTTTTATCGAGTTATGGAGGTGAGATAACCAAATGGGTGGGTAGCCTGTTTGATGCGAGAAAAGAAATTGATTATCTAAAACAGCTTCAGGAGGATTTGAATAAAGCTCAAAAAGAAGGTGTGAAAAATGCCCAAGATGAAGCTGTTAAATTGGATATATTATATAGGGCTGCTGTCAATTTGAATAAACCTATGGGAGAGCGGAAAAAAGCCGTTGAGGAACTGAAAAAGCAATATCCTTCATACTTTAAAAATATAAGTGATGAAAACATTCTTGCAGGTAAAGCGGCTGATAGTTATCAAAGGTTATCTAATGCCATATTAGCTTCGGCTAAAGCTAGAGCTGTGCAAGATCGGCTTGTAGAACAGGCTAAACAAAAATTAGACTTGGAAGATCAGTTGGCAGAAAAAGAAGAAAAACGTGCGAAACTTGAATCTGCTAGAGATCAGATGAAAGCACAATATGAATCCAGTCAAGGGGCAGCTATGGATACAGCTAGAGACATGTATGGGAAGTTAAACAAGCAGGTTGAAGACTTGGATAAAGAAATAGGTTCTTTATTAAATCAGTTATATCAAGCAGATAAGGCTAGTAGAGATATGGCAAGTTCTATTAACATTGGAGATGTTACATTTAATCCTCATTCTGCCGATAAAGCATCGGATGATTTAGCGCAATACATAGAGAATCTTAGGAATAAAATGGCTGACTTGTCCGTTTCTCTCATTAAAGATGAGCATGAACGTAATCTTGCTGCCATAGAGAAAGAATATAAAGACCAGATAGCAGCTGTAAAGGGATATTCTGAGGAAGAGAACAAACTTCGGGAAATGTTGGGCCAAGAGAGAATGCAGAAGATAGCGAAAGAGAATGAGGAATATGCTAAGAAGTTGGCAGAGGCTGAGAAAAAAAGGATCGAGGAAAAGAAAAAGTATACTGATGAGATGCTCAGACTGGAAGAGGAACAATCATCTCTCCGTATAGCAGCTACAAGTACTGGATATAAGGAACTTGAAAACATTATAACAGAAAATTATTCAAAAGGACTGCTATCGCGAAAAGAATACGATGAAGCCATGCGTGAGCTGGAGCGGAAAGCCGCAAACGAGCAATTACAGATACAGATAGATGCTGCTGAAAAAATGATTGAGATAGCGGAAGCATCGGGCGTGGTAAGCAAGCAACAAATTGAAATGCTGAGAGAATCCATAAAGGCTATGGAAGCAGAGATAGGTTCTATAAATGCGGATGATCAGTTGGAAAAAGCGGAAGAGCAACAGGATATCACACGAAGGAATTTTGAAGTGTTGAAAGGTTATTCTTCTGCATTGAAAGATCTTGCATCGGATATCGATAGCCCGTTTGCCGGTATATTTGATGGGATGGATAAGGGATTCAGTATTATGTCTGATAAGATATCGGGTGTTTGGAAAGAACTTACAGACGGTGAGAAGATGGGAAGAACTACCGAGATGTGGGCTTCTATGGTTAGTGGAATTGGTGAAATGATATCATCCATTTATGATCGCCAGATTGAAGCTATTGAGGCTGAACAGGAAGCGAATGAGAAAGCTGGTGAAGAGGAAATTTCCCGTATAGAGGATTTAGAAGAAAGAGGTGCTATAACAACTGAAGAAGCCGAAGCGCGTAAACGTGCAGCGGAAAATAAAACGGCACAAAAGAATGCCGAATTGGAGAAGAAAAAAGCTGCATTAAGAACAAAACAGGCAAAGTTTGAGAAAGCTACCAGTATAGCTGAGGCGGCTATACAGATAGCAGGTGGTATTTTGCAGACGATAAAACAATTGGGCTTCCCTGCTGCAATACCTATGATAGCTGCTCTAGGTGCTATGGGAGCGATACAGCTTGCTACTATTATAGCGACTCCTATTCCGAAGTATGCCAAGGGTACTGATTCGCATAAAGGCGGATTGGCTGTAGTGGGTGATGGTGGTGTTCCTGAAACAATCGTTACTGATAAAGGAGCGTATATTACTCCGTCTGTCCCTACTTTGGTTGACATCCCTAAAGGTGCGAAGGTTATACCTTATGCAGTGGATATGGACAGGATAAAGGCTCATGCAAATGATTTTGATGGTCTTATGGCATATAGAAGCGAAAACGATCTTCCTCCTGTATCAATAGTTAATGATTATAGTGAGCTGGAGAAAAAGATAGGGCATCTGGAAAAATCACAGCAGATAGGATTTGCAAAATTAGCCAAGGCGATAAGAGAAAACAATTATCAGCAATTTTCAAAAAGTATCTGATTATGAGGTATACAAGTGACATATATGAACTTCCCTTGTCCGTTTTTATAGAGATTTATACCAATGATAGCAATACTATTGAATTTGACGATGAGGACAAAGGGGCTGCATCGGCAAAAATTATCAATGACTATATAGAAATTGTCGGGAGCAAACAGTTGCTCTCTGAGATATTGAATTGTAATGAGCGTATGAATCTTGCAATGACCGTGGAGTGCATGAAGGCATGTGAGAACATGATGAAGTTGAAAATGTATGATGAGGTGCGTGATATCCTGATGAAGATAGGTTATTCGTGTAAAAAAGGTGATGTAATGGCTATGAATGCTAGAATATCCGCATTAAATTCCCGTGCACAATATGATTTGGATAAGATAAGTAAGGAAAAGAATGAGGGACTGAAGGAGAAGCCTACAAAACGTGGATTTATAAATGAAGTTGTCGCTATTGGGAAGTATAATAAGATGTATATCAATCCGAAAGAATGGACCGCCGGATCTTATGCCTGTCTTGTAAGGCAGACATGTGACGAAATCGATGGGTTGAATCGTAAAATGAAATAATTATGTATTATCGATGTGAGTTACTTATAAATGGTCTGAAGTACAGGGTTACTGATGATCTTGAAAATTGGGACGAGGTGAAGGCTAGTTTCAAGAGAAATGACTATGACGGTGTTATCCGTACATTTTCCAACAAATTTTCTTTTGCTGGGGATGCTAGAAAATTGCTGTTAAAACAATATGATGAAGATTATTTGAATGCTTCTGCCTCAATAATAATAAGTACAAGAAATAACAGTTGGTTGTATAATGAACGGTTTAGTTGCGCTCTCAATTTTTCTACATTGCAGGATAATGGTCGTATCTTACAGATAAATGCCGTGGATGATAGCGTGGCGTCCATGATAAAGTCAAAAAAAGGAACTCAATATGAATATTCGGTCGAAGAGGTGAAAAGCCCCATTCCTCTTGTTTATGACGGACTTGAACTTTCAGAATCAGCAAAATGGATTCCTACAGGTGATACATTGGAAGACGATGACACTCTTATTAATGTTTATTTCAGCAAGAAAATGTCACCAATGCCAATATATATAACTGCCAGTGATTCCTTAATAAAGGGGTCTCTTGAATTTAATGATCAAACAGTAGGTGGTGATGATGTATATTCGATAAAGGCTCTGAAATCAATTAGGATAAATATAGAGTTTAATATTGATATGTTTGTGTTTAGGAAATATCAGTCTGGTGCTTTGGGATATGATGTAAGAGGTGTGAGGCTCCAGATTATGAAGATAAGTAATGAGATTGATAGTAATGGGGAAGCGGTGACTACGGAAACGGTGATAGGAAGTTTTGAACTTACGACAGAATCAGAAACGCCAGTGGAAAAGAAGGTTTCGGAATCGTACAATATAAGTCTTTTGCATAATGATAAAATAATAGTGAGAGCTATGTATGTCAATGAGAAAGAAGAGATTGTACCTGTATTGCCGGATTTGCCATACAAAGTCTCAACATCAAGTTATTTTAAAGCATCATGGAAAAATCGAATAAACCCTGTTGAGATGGATGTTATAAAGCCCGATACATTGCTGAACAGACTGCTTAAAAGTATTAATGGAGAGAAAGATGGTTTGACTGGAGTGATTGAGGGGACAGGAGATAGAAGGCTTGATAATTGTATGCTCTTGGCGGCTGAATCAGCCCGTAAGATTCCTGGAGCCAAAATATATACATCCTTCACCAAATTTGCAAACTGGATGAGTTATGTGTTTGGTTATGCTTACGACATATCCGGGAATACAGTAACTTTTCGGCATAGAAGCAAATACTTCTCGGATGATGTTGTCAAAAGGATAGATGATTTATCTGATTATGAGATGAAGGTTAATTCTGCATTGGTGTATTCTCGGATACGGATAGGCTTTGACAAACAGGATTACGACACGGCTAATGGAAAGGATGAGTTCCGTTTTACGAATGAATATACCACAGGCGTGACCATGACGGACAATAGCCTTGAAATGATATCTCCATACCGTGCGGACGCATACGGCATAGAGTTCCTTGCTGACAAGATAGGTGAAGATACTACAGACAACGAAAGTGACACTGATTTATTTATGGTAGGGGTAAAATCTGATTCGTCTGGACTTAAGTATATATTGAACAGGGATTATCTTATGGGTGGCGTTCTCAGCCCTGACACAATGTTCAATGCCATGTTTTCCCCTTCTTCTATGGTTTTGGCCAATGAAGCATACATCGGCTCATCTGTTGAGATGCTTACTTTTGCGTCATCAGATGGTAATAGTGATGTGGGTATTGATGGAATGGGGGAAAGTAGGGATATAATTCTTTCAAAAAGGATGTTTACTGTGGCGGAGGTGGAATTTGAGACCTCGGATGTGGAACTCCCGGAAGATCTTACAGGAATTGTTGAAATGGAATACCAAGGCAAAGTTGTACAGGGATATTATCAGCAGGCTGATTACAATTTTACAAAATCACAAAGTTCAAAGGTAACTTTGATCGTGAAAAATTTAAATTCGTTATAAAGATTCAAATTTTAATTGTTATATTTGCAATGAAAGCTTGTGAAGTCACAAGTTACTAGAAACTTACGAAAAGACTATGATATCAATCGGAGATGTTTGTCCGTTATTCTTTAAACCGCTGAAATATAAATATTCAAATGCTGGATGTTTCAGACAAGTATTTTCTGTGTCAGACAACATCCTGCTGCAAATCTTTTGTGATAACGGCGAAAAACCTTCAGCTTATTTGAATGATAAGATCGGCAATATTTCCTCCAAGATAACACTGCTCACTTATGATGTAAATGAAAGCATTAAGATGTATTATGCCTCATTATCTCCTTCGGAGGGGATATATACAGTAACTATAGGCGATAAAGAATGTGAGGAGTTCTGCGTGTGTGAGAATATAGGTGATTCTATTCTGATTGAATATTCCCATAAAGATAATAATTCTGCGTTTGATAATATATTCTGGATTGATGAGGTTCGGCAGATGTTCCAGTTCAGAATAATAGGAGGATTCAAGCCGGATGGGGTGGAGTTGAAAGTTGAAAACGAACAGTTTGTGAATCAGAAGCAGGAGATAATAGAAATGTATTCTCTCCCTTATAAAACATTTGATTTTGTTTTCGGGACAAGTTGTGGCGTTCCGTATTATATAGCGGAGTTTATAAATAAGGTACTTTGCCTTTCTCACGTCAGCATAAACGGTAATTTGTTTGTACGGGAAGGGGATTCTGTCCCGGAAAAGATTGATACAATAGGTAAGAAACAGATGTTTATATATAAAGTGACTTTACGCCCTAGACAAAATGATATCGCCGGGATCGGAGGCAAAACAGAGATTGCAACTTCATCTTCAGGAATCGCGTTTTTACTAACTAATCCAGAAGAGGACGATGTGTTGAAATATAAGAAGGCGAAAGCTGCTTTTGTTAATGAAAATTACGTGTAATCATGGCTAGAAATCGTCCTATAAAGATATTGTGGTACGGTTCGGAAACGGATGATGAAGGAAATCCGATTATACCGAAAATATCCCCGTCATTTGAAAAGCGACTGGAAGGGTTGAATGAGGGAGAGATATACATACATAATGATGATAATAATCCTTCTATTTACATAAGAACCAATAAAGACAGGGTTGTTGCCATATCGGGAGGTGCAAATATAAGTGAATTGGCTAAATATTTTTTGCGCAAAGACAAGGAGGACTCTACAAATTTTCTTTTATCATTACTGGGCGGAACTGTCATTAAGAAATATGCCAAGTTCGGTGATTTCGTTACCGGCGTATTAGGTGGATACATAGACGAAAAGGGCAATCTTGAAATGGAAAGCGGTGTATTTCGTAAGCGTTTGTTTGTTCCTGAAATAGCCTATAACCGTACAACCTATTTCAAAGGACGTATGGTAAACTCCCCCGGTGGTGGTTGTACCGTATTGTCATACGTGGATAACGGCGATGGAACCTACACCATCACTCCCGATCTGACAGATGCGGACGGATTGAGCCAGTTTGTTGATGACATCCTTACCACCTATTTTGTGACTAAGAATAGCGAAGGCAAGCTGAACGGCTTTGAAGAAATGAAATTCCGGGTGACTGCCGCAGATTATACAGCCAAGAAGTTTACTGTCATTCCCCGTCCGGGGCATTCTGACTGGAAACCTGCCGAGCAGATGGTATTGGCACAAACAGGTAACTTTACGGACCCGGAACGTCAGACTTATATACTTATTGATTCCGTCAACGGAAACAACTGTATTACATTCTTTGACAATGCCAACACTTGGGACCCGGAGCCGGCACAGATGCCTGCGTGGTTCGGCAAGAAAAAAGGCATGACTGTAGCCGGTATTAATGCGGACAATTACTCAGCCGTTCTTCAGAACATCATCATGACCGGGCTTATCTTTCAAGTTGATGAGATCACCGGACAGACAGTGCGTGTACCCTTGGACAAGGGTGAATGGGTTGCAGGGAAGTACGCCTACTATGACCGGGTGTCACATAACGGGGCTTTGTGGTTGTGTGTTGATGATAACGGAACGACAACAGAACCGTCAGAAGGTAATCCGGCGTGGTTGAAACAAGTGGCGGAAGGAGCGGACGGAGCGACAGGTCCGCAAGGTGTTCCCGGAACGCCGGGAAAGGACGGTGTTACTTACTATACATGGATAAGATACGCCGACAACGCACAGGGCGGAGGTATCAGCAATAATCCTACAGGGAAAGCGTATATCGGATTCGCCTACAACAAGACGAGTGCGGTGGAGAGCAACACCCCTTCTGACTACACATGGAGTGAGATAAAGGGTGAGCAGGGTGTTCCCGGTGCACCCGGAGCTGACGGAAAAACTTATTACACATGGATAGCTTATTCGGATAACGCGGACGGTACGGGTATGTACCAGCAGCCGAACGACAACACCAAGTATATAGGCATAGCAGTCAATAAGGAGACCGTCACGGAGAGCAGCAACCCTTCCGACTACACATGGTCGCTGTTCAAAGGTAAGGACGGTGCTGACGGTTTGTCTGTAATAGGTGGCGGTCATTGGGAATCCTCCAAAACCCCGTACAAAGCCAACACAATGGTCACTCTTGCCAATTGTGTCTTTATATCCAAGGTGGAAACCTCCAATCCTCCCATCAGAATATTGCGTATCAAAGGTGGCAATTTCTTAAGAAAGAAGGACGGTGGTTATTATCTTGCCGGGAAACCTGCTGACTGGGAGGTTAACGAGGATTGGGATATGTTGCTTGACGGGCGTGAGCTAAAAGGCGAGAGCATCACCTTCCTAGGTGAATTTGCCACGGCTCCTGCCAATCCGAAAAATGGTGATTCATACCGTAACACAACTGACCGCGCCACCTACATCTATCAGGACGGAAGATGGCAGCTTATGATATCGGACGGGAAAGACGGTAAGGGCTATGAGTATATATATACAAGAGGCAATATCATAGATAACACCCCTGAAAAGCCGGACAGTCAGCAGAAAGATGGTTATGTTCCGGAAGGCTGGACGGATAATTATCTTGGTACGGACGCAGACCATCAGGTTGAATGGGGTTGTACACGTTTTAAGGAAAATGGCGTATGGTCTGAGTTCAGTGATCCGGCTGTGGTGCATCGTTGGAGTAAGGACGGGGAGAATGCCATCATGGCAGACTTTGATAACGAGATGGTCAATGCAGCCCTTACTTCAGACGGGAAGGTCGTATCCTCACAGACTTGGAATACAACTGTCAGTATGTGGTATGGAACGGAGAAGCTCACGCTTGACAGCATCACCTGTACACCTGACACAAATCTTCTGTGTGCGACAGACAAGAATACGGGAGTGGTGACAATATCGGTATCTGCCGGAGCTACTCTTGCTGCGACAAACACGGTGAAGATCACAATCAGGGCTACAAAGAACGGGCAGCAGTATTCCCGTGATCTGACATTCACTGTAGCCGGGGTCCGTGGAGGTGCGGACGGTTCAGATGCCGTGCTATACAGTATAATCGTTTCTGCCACTTCTGTAAGCAAGGACAAGAATGGGAACTACAGCGTGTCTTCCGTATCATGTTACAGGCAAAAATCAGTGGGAGGCGTGATATCCACCACAACGGACGGTACATTGAAATACAGCATAGACGGTGGAACAGAAACTACCATAAACAACAATACAGCCATATCAAGCGGAAACTTTACGAAGACATTGAAGTTTGTTTTCTATGTGAATGACCAGATAGTGGATATTGAAACCGTTCCCATGCTTTCTGACGGTAAGGACGGTGCTGACGGTGAGAGCATCACAGCAGCCGGTCATTGGGAGTCCGCCAACACTCCGTATGCGAAAAACAGTACAGTATCGTTTGCCGGAGGATCTTACTTAAGCAAGGTTCAAACATCCAATCCGCCACTTCCGCTTCTTCGTGTGAGAGGTGGACGTTATCTAAGGAAGAAGGATGGCGGTTACATACTTTCCGGGAAGAGATCGGACAAGGCTGTCAACTCCGACTGGCAGGAAATGACTTCCGGTGTCGAACCGTCCGCTTCGTACTGGCTTGACAGCCCGGTAAGCACGATAAACTTCACGTCAACAGGCACACCGTCACCGTCAGCATTTGTTGTTACCATGAAACAGAATATAGGCGGTAATGTGAGCGATACGAACAGATTCTATCTTGTCGCACGCAAATACAACGGAAGCTGGCTGGCGCATGTAGGTGCTACCCTAAGCAATCAGATATCCGTTCCTGCGACAGCCGGATACACCCAGTTCGCCGTCCGGGCTTATAAATCCGCGTCGGACGCAAACGCATGGAATAATAATTTTGTCGCTGAAAAAGGTGTGGGGGTTGCTAAAGACGGAACCATAGGAGCAACAGGAGCAACAGGGGCGTTTCCCCGTGACAGAGGCGTATGGGCTTCCGGACAGACTTACGTCTGGAATGCGGATTACCGGGATAAGATCATATATCTGATAGGGGGAGTTTATTATAATTTCCTTGTAAAAAATTACGGCGCTTCCGTTACTGCCGCCCCCACATCAGCCAACGGGGATTCGAACTGGGAAGCCATGCAGAAGTTTGTGAATATCGCTACTGATACCCTTTTCGCCGATGGTGCGAATGTGGCCGGATTCATGTATAAAAATGGCATGATGAAGAGTCAGAATGAAAATATGGAGATATCCGGCAAGAAGAATGATGCGTATATAAAATTGGGTGGTGGTAAAACACTCCTTAAAGAAGACGGATCGGGGAAATTGGCTGATGGGGGCATATCGTGGGATTCGGATAGTAATGTCAAAGTGTCGGGTATTATCACCGCAGATCTTCTCTATTCACCGGGAAGCGATATGGATAGTCTGGCTGATTCAGAAGGTAACATGACCGTGAACCCATCCACTCAGGGATCTACATTCTTTTCCGCTGATGGTCTTGGCGGAACCATAACCCTTCCTCCCGCATCATCATGGAACGGATTGAGATTAGAGTTTGTAGTAGACATGACATCAAGGGTGGCTAAGAACCCCGACAAGTACAAGGCTACAAACTATTTCTGCGGATTGGTGGGAGCATATAACAATAAGACAGAAATTCAGATGGCAAGGCCTTATGTTTTGGAGATGAAGGCCTTTAACAACCATTGGTATATAACACGTATGGATTTAATTGAGTAAAAGATATGCTTATGAAAGAATTATGGCAATTAATCAAGATGCTGTTCTCAAGCAAGCCGGGTGATTTTGACACTCCTAAGTTGCTTTCCATGAAGCATTATCCTTTCAAGGGATACCGTTTCATGATGTGGTGCGGACGGATGATCTACCGTATTGAGAACAAAGAGAACATAGAGAAGTACATGCAGACCTATGCGGGTAAGGAGAGTATGACTCACGAAACCATACACTTGCGTCAGGCACAGGCTGTCGGCTCATGGGTAAAATACTACTGGCGGTATTTTGTTGAGTGGATTAAGGGAAACCCTATCTGCCATCCTGCGAGTTCGGCGTATTATACCATCTCATACGAAATGGAGGCGTATGCCAACGAAGACAATCCGGATTACCCCGTTAACTATGACAGGAACAATCTTTCCCGGTATAAAATAAAAGGCGGCAGAAAGAAGATGTACAAGTCGGTTGGCGGCACTTCAAAAGTGTGGAAAACTTATATAAGAACTTTATAAAATTGAATATTATGAGTAATTTGAATTTAGAAAATATTGTTGGTTTCAAGGCTGTGGATAAAGACGGTAACGAACAGAATGTAACAGTAGATGAAATGGTGGATATGGTTTCCACAAAAATGGTTATGGCTTTGTCTGAAACTTCAACATTTGCTGCCGCTGCCGCAACAGGGAATGACGTGTATGAGAATGAACTTCCGACAGTGACGGATGCCGCAAATGTAAGAGTTTTACAAAGTAGCGGAGATGCGGCAAAAATGACGATGCAGTCGCTTGCATCAAAACTGGGAGAACTCATAGGGGTTAATTACTTGAAGAAAGCCTTTGAT